CAAAACTTACTGTATCTACTATGTTGCCACGATTGACCATCGTGCCCTGCACGGCTTCATCATCGCTGTCAGCCGTCAGCGCTGTATAACCCTGCAGGACATGCTCTCTCTTTGCTGTCACATCGTCAGATGATACTCCTCCTGCGCCACCTCTTAAAAGTATTGCCTGTGCCATATTACACCCCCTTCATAAGTAGTAAGATATCGGTTTCAGGCTTTTTCACAAAGCAACTTATCACTATATAGCCATTATATGTATCTATCCTGTCTACACAACTCCAAGCCTTTTTTATAGCCTTTACCCTTGCACTATCAGTAACTCCGTCAGGTATCAGCAAAGATATCTCAGGCACATCTGTTCCCTTGATTCCTGCTACATCTATACGCTGTGTATATGGCCCTTGAGCGGTAAACCTTGAAGCCGTCACTTGTATCTGCCTTGTACTGCTTACCGCTTTATCAAGCTTTGCAAAATTGCTGTTAAAGTCCTCGACATTGTAATTGTCTGTCCTGTCCGGCATTTTCAGCTTTAAATTATCCGTTTCTCTCATAAATCACCTACCTTAAATCAAGCTCCGTCATTTGCTCATGAGTGTACTGCTCCAGTTCCCCATGAGTTTTTATCTCAAGCATCCTGTGAGTTGTATACCACAACAATACTTCAAGCGTCATGTTTGCCGGCACCATCTTTTCTGCAAGTTTTTCTATCTCATCTTTTAATTCTTTTGAAGACAGTGCCACTACTATAGATACGCTTCTTTTATCTACATCCACACTCAGCTTGAAGTCTCTTTCAAAGTTAACCATTGCCAGCAAGCTTTTATATAAAGTTCGATACGTATACGGCAATCTTCCCTGCATCACTGCAAGTATTCTTAGATTTCTAACATCAAGCTCATCTGTATCTTTGTGTGAGATATTCAATATCTTTTCCCATCTACTTGCGGCATCCTCGTCTTCGCTTAATACAAAACTGTTATCTACAACCTTATTTCCCTTATCCCAAAGCGCCTCAAGTTCCGGTTGTTCGGCACTCATAATCTGTCTAAACTCAAGTATATTTTTTAAGATATCAGGCAAATAATCAATCAGTTTCCTATCCATTGAATGTACCTCTTACAGCTATAGTATCCTTATCAAGTATTACATTTGACGGGCTACCGTTTAGCTTAGTATCTGCGATATCTTTAATTCCGTTTATAGCTAATATTCTGCTCTCAATATTTGATATTCTAACAACTACATTTTCTACCGTATCCCATGACTTATTAAGCTCATATAGATATCCGTCTATAGCCTTATTTATCTGAGATTGCAAAGCATTAAAACTATATCCTGCATCGTAAACTATATTAGTATCTATATTTATGCTCTTCGCTTTTACAGACTCTATATGGCATATATGACCTATCGGAGCTAACCCGTCACCCATCTGATCGCCGTTCGGGTCTACAGTTCTTTGCACATTTGATACCAATGTTTCGCTCGCAGGACCATATTCGGAATTTGTTATTATAGCAAGCACATGACCCGGAGCTTTCAGGCCTTTAGAATCTGCGGCTCTAAATATCTTACATCCGCCTACTCCGTCAATAGCTGTAATCTTTTGATAATAATCTCTTTTATTGCCTCCAAATGCCTGGCTTTCAAATGATGAGAAGTATCTCTTTCTAAATTCTTCCGTATCCTCCTCGTCCTCGCCGTACACTTCAATGCTCTCTATGCTTGCCGTTTCAAGGCCGTCTATGTATTCAATAGGTATGAGATTTCCTCTTTCGGCATTCGGTAAGCTACCTGCAGTCTCACAAGTAATATAAAATTTACCTGTACTTATCTTTTCAGACACTGTCCAGTTAAACTTTAAACTCGAAAATCTCTTACCGATATCGACATCTATATTGAAAAGCGCAACTGCTTTCGCGTATGAAGCCTCTGTTGGTATAAGACCTCTTTCCAGAGCTCTTCTTATCAGGAATTCTCTTGGCGCGGTATCGGCAAATGTGCAGTCTATGAGATATCCCAATGCAATATAGGCTTGTGCCAGTTCCGCACATACAGGAGCAACTGCAGAAAAGATTACAGAGCCTTCTCTTTTATCAAGGCTGTCATCAACCCTTGCAAGGACTCTGTTTATTATATTTTCATATGTATTCTCTTCAAACACTACAGCTTTACCTCCGTTTCTATATCAATATCACCATATATACTGTCAACTTTAAATATTATTATCATAGAGTTCCTACTTCTGCTAAAATCAAAATCATAAACGGCAAGTATTCTGTCATCGCATAAAAGAGCCTCTTCTATAAGTCTTTCCGCTTCATCCTCAACTATATCCGGATGCGCACCTATAATATCTACAAGCTCTATACCATAATTCCATGAGTAAATTAAAAACTTATATCTTTCAGTATTCAAAATAAGCAGTATAGCTTGCTTCAATGCCTCTTTTTCATCTACAAAGCCTGTTATTCTTCCTCTGTCAAAATCTATATGAAATGTATTGCTTGGCTCCGCTCTACTTTCTATATTCAGAATATCTTTAGCAATTACAGGTAGCATATTCTCACCTCGCTCTGTCCAATACTATGTATTTTTGGCCACCGTCAACTCTGATAAGAATAACCTGCTCCCCAACTTTTAAGCCGTTATCCAGAGTAATCTTACCCTGCCCTTCGACTTCTACCGAATGCTTACTCACCATTCCTGTAAGAATAAGAGCACTCTCAGGTACCGTAAGCTTCTGATCTATCCATATCTCAAGAGGATCTACTTTACTCACCCTACCAAAACAAAAACGCATAGGGTCCTTGGATTCCACGGCTTCAACCGCGGCTTGTTTTACAGCTTCCACAAAATCATACATTAAACAACCCTCCTCTAAGCTTTAAAGTCATCAAGTGTTCATCGTTTTTGAAAGTATGAGTTACCTTCTCAGCCACCATATAGTTTGATATCTTTACATCCTCAAACTGCAGCATAACAACCATAGATGAACCTGCTTTAACTCTTACATCACCAAACGCATCTTTTACTGTGAGTGTCTTATATACCTTGTTATAATACTTGAGTAAAGCCTCGGCCTTTCTTGCGCCTGATTCCTTAGTCTCTACGCTTTCATTAAGCTGTAACACTCCCCATTTATTGATATTCTCACCGCTCTTTACCAGGAAGATATCATTCGTTTTATCCTTCGTATTCTTATATACAACCTTTACTTGATTATAAGTATTACTATCAATAGAGCTGTTATATTCATATCCTACAGCTGTACCCATATCTATGAGCAAATCAAGCTTCATACTTTCAATATTTTTAAGCGTCAGCTTGCCTACATTATCGTAGAACACATAAAGCTTACCTGTGTTTTGCACAGTCTCATCAATTGAATTCTGTATAATATCAAACAGCGTTTTGTTCTGCTCTTCTCTATGCGGTATCTTATATCCTGTATCCTCAAGCTCTCCGATATTAAGCCTGAAGTCTTCGGCAATAAGCTTTATAACTTCACCGACGGTTAGATTATTGTATGAGTAAGTATCTTTATTCTTTAGGTACCTAAGCTGATCATATGCCGTACACTCAACAAAGCTGCTATCCTGACTTGAAATCTTTTTGCTGAAAAGAAATCCGAAAAATACATCTACTCCGTCCACTGTAAGTTTTATCTGATTACCTTCTTCAGCCTTAATGTTTCCATCGTTGAAATATGAAAACTTTAATTTCCCCGGGCTGCCTTTACGCTCCAAATCCAACTGAATTCCTTCTTTGAGTGACGGTATATAGGCCTCTTTTCCATTGCTAATCATTATATTTACTGTCATGGTATTACAAGCTCCCATCCGTCTATAATCAAATTAGGGTTCTTTATTTTAGGATTCACACTCACAATTTTAGGGTATAAAGAGCCGTTTCCGTAATATCTTTTGGCAAGCCCCCAAAGAGTATCACCCCTTTTTACTATGTGAGTCTTTGGCTTTTGTGCAGTAGACGAGTCCCTATTCTCCGCCACCTTGGCTTCTTCTTTTTTCTCTTCCTGCTTAGGTTGCTCCCCTACTGCGGACGTCGGTTGAACAAAAACAACTTTCTTAGTCCCATAATGCCTATATTCCTTTAAGGTGACACTTACCTTTATATCTCTGCCTTCCTTTGCATCCTCTGTGATACTAAGGTCTTCTAAGGTAACCTTTATATTTGTCTTAAACCCTTTTGGCCGTTTTACTATAAACTGAAACGGCTTCTTATTTATCTTAAGCCTATTTAATTTATCCAAATAGCTTTTTTGTTTCTTCGGCCTGTTCATAGTTGTAAAGGAATATCTGTCAAAAGGTAAAAGGAGCTCAAAACTGAACTCCCTCAAACCCTTTGTTTTTATAATGTTAACCTCACCCTCATTTATAAGAGTTACAGTCTTATTCATATTTTTGGTTTTTACACTTAATTTTGAAGGCGTGACAGGTAACAACATATTTGCTAAATAGAATCTATACATTAATTATGTACCCCCTCTGCTCCCATCTGAACCGCCTCAACAAATTTAACAGTCAGAGTATCCAACACATTATCCAAGTCCATATTTGAACTTATCTGGTTTGTCATTCCTGAGTAATCAATCTTTATCTCGGCAGTAGTGAACCTGTTAATAGCTTCCTGCTCCGCTATATCTCTTAAGTATTCAAGATTTTCCTTAGTCTCTGCAAGTGCTCCTGCTGCAGCTGCAGTGTTCCCTGCCGTCTTTTTTGCATTGTCTACAAGGCCTGCACCCTCTCCTGTATCAAAAGGACCTAAAGAATCTATGCCGTCTCCGTTTTTCATTGCAATTGCATCTGCCTTAAACTCTGTATACTTACCCTTAAGGTCTGCCATTTTGCTGTTTAAGTCGCCTTTCATCTGCAAAAGTTCCCATGCTCTTGCCCTTCTTGATGCGTCCTCATGAACTTCAGCATCGGCAAGTCCCTGCTCTCTAGCAGTCTTTTCCGCATTGAATTGCGCTTGTGCGGTACTTGCAAATGTAACTTGTGATATTGCCTGAAGGCTTACCCCCGGTATCTTATTCAGGGCATTGATAAACCCGTTTATCAAACTGATAGCACTGTTAACCATATTCTGAATGCCTACAAGTACATTCGCTCTCATCTGTCCTATAAAGTTCGACACAGCAACACCTGTCTTTTGCCAGCACAATGAAAGCTTTCCTGCCATATCTATGATTCCGTATATACCGGTCATGAACGCAACTCTTAACCATGCGATACCTACTCCCATAGCCATCTGTGCAAGAGTCCATGCATTCTTCATTCCTCCGACAGATTGAATGAATCTGTAAATCACAGTGATAAGCACTCCGAGTGCAACCGCAATCCATAGAAACGGGTTAGTCAGCATACTTGCAACCATCGCTTGGTTAGCCGCTACGGCAAGCCACTGCTGTGCGGTATATATTCCCCACGCAACGGTTGCTATCGCTACACCCCCTGCAATTCCTACAAGTATCGGTTCTATATCATCCCAATTATCTACTATCCACTGTGCGCCTATTCCTATCACTTGAATTGCCGGTTCGAATGCATTCAATAAAATATTTTGAATCATTGTTGCCACCTGAGCATATGTGTAAGGCATTGAATTAAACTTTGCATCTATCTCATCTGCGGATGAAAGCATAGCAGCTTTTACTACACCTGCAGTTATCTTTCCTTCCTGTGCCAACTGTCTAACCTGCCCCATCTCAACACCTAAGTGATTTGCGATAGTCTCAATAATGGTCGGCGCTTGCTCGAATACCGAGTTTAGCTCATCTCCTCTTAGTACTCCTGAAGCCATGGCCTGTGTAAGCTGCGTCATAGTGGCTTCCATTCCTTGCGCCGATGTTCCGGCTATAATAAACTGCTTATTTAAAAGCTCTGTAAATGCTACCAGCTCATTTGTATTAAGTGTCTTATGCCCGCTCTCATCTGCAACGCTGAATGCATCTTTGGCCATCAAACCCATCTTAGATACTGCATCTGCCGTAGATTGGTATGCCGCCCTTGAGCGGTTGGCAGATGCGGCTATAGCGTCCTGCAAGTTCTTTGTTTTCTCTAAGTCACCCGTGATAAGGTTTAGTCTCGCCTGCGTCTGAGTATATGTATCGGCCAATTCTATGGTACCCTTAACTGAAAATGCAATACCTGCTGCAGCCGCAAGCTTTAAAAAGCTTTCTCTTAATTTCTTGAGTATCGCATCTGTTTGATTTGACGACTCCCTGACTCTTTCCTGGCTTTCTACCGATGTATTAAGCTCACCGTTAAGCTCTGTAAGGCTTGCTCTTGTCTCTCTCAATACCGTCGTATCAATTTGATTTGATGACGTGGATTGCATTTGCTCAAAGCTGTCAATACAAGTGAGTAAGGCTGAATTCATTCTTCTTAACACACTTGACATACCATCTGTCAGTACAAGTTGTGATTGTATTGTAGCCATTATTCAGCCTCCTATCTCCTGATTTTGCTTTTCAGCTCATCCGCATGTTTCTTATCATTCTGAGCTTTAATATCAATGGCGGCAATCACAAAAGCCATTTCTTCTTCCGACATCTCTATAAATTCCGTAGGTTTCCAGTGGAATTTATGGAGACAGTAGTAAGCGTAATTAGCTTCAGGATCACCGCCGTTAATTAGTTTTTTGCTTCTTCAACCAAATTTTCTTCATCATCAAAGCCGTTTGCTTTCATGACTGCTGTTGCATAGTCCTCAAATTCTCCCGGTGTAAGCATAGTTGATATAAGCTCCTCAGCGCTCATAACGCCATAGCTGTCTTGTAACTCCTTATCCTGCAAATCAGGATACACTGTAGTCCTTACACACAACTTTGCAAGATATAACTGAGAGTTAAACTCCTGCGTATACTGCCCTTTCTTGCCTGCTACCGCAACTGTTGTCATGCAGCCTTTTCTTATTCTTGCATTCTCCGTCGCTGTAATACAGCAAATCTCCCAAAGAATCGTTTTGCCGTTCTCATCTACAATTCTGTTTGTCGTAGGGTAGAGCGTATTCTCAACCCTTTTTACATTCTGTGATAAAAAAGCACTTAAATCTCTACTCATATTCTAATCTCCTTTTTACTGCATTCCCTTAAGCAATGAGAAGCTTTCAGGCATTTCCCAGTCATCAAATGTTCCTTCAATATCCTCATCAAGTGTCTCTGAATCAGCATCAAACTTTGTAAGTATGCCTCCTTTACTGAGACATCCTTTAAGTACAATAGTCTGTCTTCCTACTGAAGCTGTCGGGTCCTCGTTTGTAACCTGTATATCAAAGCTTGGAAGTCTTCCGGAGTTCTTATACTCAAGCCACATAGCCCTAAGCACCGACTGATTGAAATGTGCTGTTCCTTTCCATTCTCCTGTCCATCCGCTAGGCTTATTTCCCTTGCCCGTCTTTCCGAGAATAGGTACCTCTACCAAATTTATCTTCATGCTTGCCTCAAAAGAATATAGCTGCATAAAATTATATCTTTTACCGTCTGCAAGCGTTACGTACGCGCTGGCCTGTGCTCCTGCCAAGGCATCCAAAGCATTCATAATTGAATCGTTCATCTGTATTTCCTTTCTATGCTATGATTACATTCAAATAAAGCTTTGTCATAGCATTTATAATATCTATTCCGTTTATGGTACAGAGGACAGACTTCTTATCATCGCCCTGAATCACCTCAACCGACTTGGTATCAAAACTTTCTATGGCACGAAGCTTTTCAAGTTCCTGATGTATCTTACAAATATCATTCCAAAGGCTGATTCTTCCCGCATTATCATTAGGCACTACGCCTAAATATCTTGTATTGAATAATGCGGCTATATCATTTGCTATCTGATCTATTACCCTGATAGTCTGATTCGAACTGAACATAGAATCCTTATCAACCTTAAATGACACAAATGAATTGATATCTTCAAGAACCCTCACATCGCCGTTTACATTGTGTAAAGTGAACTTACCTTGCTTAATAGCTGTCTCAAGCTGTAACTGCTTATAATCCGTGATAACCTCATATTCTCCGTCATACACGGCATTTGTCAGGCTCTTATTTACTTCACATCCTGCCTCTGCTCCTGATACCCAATACACCAAAGAATTTTTATCCGTTCCAACTACATCATTGTTTATGGATATAATTCCTTCATAGTCGCTATCAGACTTATATACAACTGTTTGGAACTTTGACCCGACTTCATCTCTGAGTCGCTTAGTATATGCCACAAACAACTTTGTTATGGTACTGTCAATAACGGGACAGCATAAAATGTTAAATGAATATGCCTCGAAACTCTCTAATGCCTTTGTATATATCTCTCCTGTAAGATTACCGCCGTTAGTACCTCCACTAAGAGGCATTCCGGCTGTAACGGATAATGTAGCGGAACTTTTAAAAGTTACATATGCATTATCCTTTAGACCTGCCATATTATCGACAGTCTGTGTATCCACTAAAGCATTATCAAGATATGTGCTCACATCAAAGGCGCTTGGTTTATCAACATTTGCACCTACTACTATCTTAATATCATTACCTCTTTTACCTACATACTTAGCCGTAGCAAGCGTATTACTCGCGGCCGTTGCATCATCCGATACGAGTCTATATACAAGCACCTTAGTCGCGTGTAAGAAAACCTCTCTAAGATTACGCATACGATCGTCATCTACTCTGTAGCCAAAGAGTTCCTTCGACTTTGTCATAAAGTCTTCTCTGCTTACTTCAAAAACTTTTCCTGCTTCTCCGAAGTCAAGAGCTATCGGCAGTGCCACAATGCCCCTACTTGAAAGTGCGGCATTCGCCTTTTTAGCATTTGAAAACACTGTATAAGCTCCGGGCAATACCTTATCCTGCCTTGTCCAAATACCACCACCTAATGCCATTATTCCACCTCTCTTTTCAAAAATTCATAAATAAGGCCGTCAACTTCATCTATCGTGTAAGCTGTATCATCGTCAAGGATTACATCAAGTACATCTCCATGCCCCAAGTATCTTGAAGATGCTTTAATAGCCTCTTTTGTGTGTTTAGTTAAATCAATCTTTTCTTTTCCCAACTTAATTACCTCTGTTCAAAGATATTTGTCCCATGCTATCAGCATTTTGATACTTAATTGTGCTGTAGTTGTATGAAACTCTAAAATGCAAAATACTGTCTACAATTTCAAAAGACTTCTCTACGGCTCGTATTATATCCTCAGTTGAAAGTTTAATCATAGAAAGCGATTCCGACAGCTTATCACCCATATAAATACAATCTTTATTCCCATTCTTTGGAAAATATATAATATCAAATGACGAAACGACTCTGTTTAGCTCTCCTGTCCCTCTTTTTAAATAGTCGGTATTGATAAGCCTTACTAAAAAATCACCGTCATTTAGCCCTTGCTCAACCTTATCTATGTATATGCTTGAGTCGGGCGACACGCTGTCAAGCACAACTGTGATAGCATCCAATACCAAAGATAAGTTAATTTCCGCCACTTAATGCCTCCATAAGTTTTTTCTTTACTTTTCTTTCCAGCAGCTTAGGTATTGCATTTTTTAACTTTTCTTCAGATATAGTGAGCATAAGTTGTGGTTCTACATATCCGCCGTTTCCGGTTCTATGGCCAAATTCAACATAAGAAGCATATTCAACCGGGTTTATAATCGTTACCGTATAGGTATCACCTTCTTTAACAACGTTTATATCTGCTACTGCACCCCAACCCCTTCTTAGTGTACCGCCAACTTTTCCACTTCCTGAAGGATACTTGCCCACAGGAGTTCTTCTCACAACCAAACTTAAAAGCCTTGCTGCAATCTCTTTACTGCATTCAGTACAAAAAGCATCCATATCAATATCTTTAAGGCTCTGTATCTTCTCCTGAAGGTTTCTAAAAGCCTCAAAGTCTGCTCTTCCCCAACTAGCCATTAAGCGTTCTCCTTTTCAAGCTCCAAGGACACCTCCTGATGTGTCTCATATACGGCAGGCACTCCGCTTGATATATAGTCGGTAGTTACTCCGTTTTGAGTTATCCTAAGCTTAGATCCTGGAGCAATCTTAATCTCCGGAGCAATGAACAGCTTAATAGTCTGTTCTATGTTCGATACAGTATCGGTCTGATTAGCTGTGCCGGAACTACTGTATGATAACCTGCAAGGCTGATTACTTAAGACCGCCATATCTTTCAATACAGTGGCCTTAGTAACCTCATCTTTTACCTTTCTTTTTTCCAGTATGTCACA